CACTATCGGCAGGGTTAGTTGCCCAAGAATTTGAACCGTCAGCGTAAGAAGTTCCAGGTGTATCACCTGTTGAGGAAGCGTAAGTTGTTGAACCGACTCTGACTAATTGGTAAATACCAGCAGGTGTTCCCGAACCTGTACCTGCTTTGACATACTTACCGCTATGGTAAACCGTTACCGAATTTATTGTCGCCCCTGTTAAAAGAGCAGAAGTTTCTATATTGTAAACATCATCTACATCGGTAGTTGAGGTGGTAGAAACATACGAAGTATCACCGTCATTTGAAACTTCATCTACACAGGCATAGTTATCACCTGAATTTGGTGTCCAGTTATCTACATAACCGACTGCGTTAGGTCTTAGTGTGAGGGTTGCCACAGTAGTTCGTTATAAGTAATAGGAATTAGAGCCATACCTTTATTTTATCCCACACGGCTTCGGCTTCCCACTAAAAACCGACGGTGTGAGCTGCGTTTAACCAGCAAAGGTCAGAAGCACCCGTAAGGGACACCGTCGGTAAACCAATTATATGCTATCTACAAACACCTCTTCAATCCGCTTCAATGGAACCTTTTTACCATTCTCATCGGTATAGTGTCCCCAGACATCTGGTTTGTGTCCAGCGTTTAATTCAGTCGGCCACAATTTCTCCCAGTCGGCAAAGTAAGGTCTGTTCTTGTAATAAGGTCGTTCCAATTCTCCCGAAGCAAACAAGTCTTTACTCTTTGACCAATGATGCCAAATCCAAGAGTGTGAAGTTGAAACCACTCTTAGGTCTTTGGAGTAAGCTCTAGCCAACCAATCGTAGTCCTCTCCACTGTTTTTAACCGCCATAATACCAACAACAAAAGAATGGTCATAGTCCACATTCAGGTCATATACGGTTCCCTCATAATCCAGAACTCGTATTTCTTTTATTGGATAGAATATCTTTCCATCGTTTTCAAAAACCTCATTTCTAATCGACTTCTTTTTTACCTCATCTGGTAAACCATAGAGTCTATTTAAGTAATTTTGCGAAATATAAAGTTCGTGGGCTGGTCTTCTGGCTCTACTCTTAATTTCAGTTTTAATATAAAGCAGTGATGGAATACCAAGTTTAAGTAGTATATTTCTGATATCTATTAGAAGTTGTGCTGATACGGACTTCATTTTTAATTGCAGGTAATCATTTTTACTTCTTTTACTATTAAACTCTCTGCACATTCCGCCATCTCCATTGGAATATCCAAGAACCAACTGTCTTAGGCTTTCCACATCAGATTTCATTATTTGTGACGGTATGGATTTCCCCCACGAATATTCACCAAAAAGACTACGGAATTTCTCTGCCCAAGTTTTACTGTAAACCTCAACTGTTGAAATTGTTTTTAGCGGTCTTTCATAAATACTAACCGAAACACCTTCCTGCTTGAAAAAGTCATAAACCTCTTTGATATATTCTTTTTCGTTTATGTTGAAAGTAAAAGAAAGCCCATATAGCTTTTTACCTTTTTTAGTTTTACCTTTGATATAACTACCTTCTGCCAAAAAATAACCATAAATTTTGAAGATGTCCGTAGAATTATCCTTGACACTCTTGTTGTAAATTTGCGGACAGTAAACCAAATCCCTTGGTAATAATTTTCCTGCTTCGATAAGCTCAACCTTGTTTTTATTTCTCGACCAACTAACACTTCTTTTACCTTTTATTCCAGTTCTGCTTCTGGCAAAAACTTTATGGTCTGGGGTTAATTTAACCTTTTCAGTTGTACCGACAAATGATAATTCCAAAACCTTCCCCTTGTATGGTTTAGGCATAACCATCCTGACTGGACATCTCTTGCCCATTTTTCCAATAACCAAATCGCCAACTTTAATATCTTTAATCGCTTTGTACTTCAAATCTCCCATTAAAACTTGCTCGTCTGGGAGAATACAACCAGGGAAAAACTTCTCATCCAGCAAACCCACCTTCTCAAACCCTTCCCTTTTCATATACACCATCACAAAAGCAGCCCCATCCACCACCATCCCTTTGGACTTCCTTGGGAAAGTTTTTGGCAGTTCCCACTTCACATCGCTAAAATCGCCATTCAATAGATAGTCGTAATCGGCTTCGGTATATTCTTCCTTGTAAGGCAAGACCTCTGGGTTGTATGACACCCCATAGCCCCAACCCGCGACCCGTGGGGACATAGGCACTACCCCGACTATTCGCTTTTCATCCAAGGCAAAGGTGTCCCAGATACCCTGCAACCAGCGTTTATCCATAATCTCAATGTCATCGTTTGATATACAAAGATATGGTGTGTTCCAGTGCAGACCGTGGATAACGCCTTCGTTCATCGCTTTTGCATACCCCAAGTTCCTGCGTGGGTGCATATACAAATGAACCTTCCCCTTCAAGTACTCCATGACTTCCTTCCTGAAACCGTTTTCCGTTTGGTCAATGACTATCAGGTTGAAACTGTCAGGCTCACTGTACTTATACAGGGTATAAACAAACCTGCAAATATAGACATCACAAATGGGTGTCACTATGTAAGTTACTTTTTTCATCTTATCGGCTCCCCCTCTGGAATAACACTTAATGTTGCTTGGTCAATTTTAACTTCGTCACCGAACTTAAAACCTAACTTGGCAAAAACTTCTGCCGAAGTTACCCAATATCGTTTTCCACCTTTTAACAGAAATACCTTGTCACCGTCTGCCCTGACAGGCAAACCAACAAATCCGTTTTCTGACGGTTGAAGCTCAAATGACGGTGGTTTGTCGGCTATATTAAATGACGGGATTTCGGCTGGAATGTCCCCCCAAACTGTATCTGGCATACTACAACTCACCTCCCCCTAAAATAAATCTGTCTAACTCACTGAAGTAACGGTTCTGGTCATAATGCTCTTCCACATACTTACGGTAGACTTCCGGCTCGTACTTACCTAAAAGTATCTCTCCTAACATCTGGCCTTGGGTTTCACACACAAACGGTTTCCAGTTTTCCTTTGAACTCTCCCAGTTGTTTAGTATGGGTTTGATACCTTTTGACATAGTTTCGGCCGTAGCATAAGAAAATACTTCCTTGGTTGATGGATTAAGGTAAAAGTCTTTGTCATCCAGCCAAGCATTCATATCTTCAATCCTGTCTGGATACCAGACAACATTGTTTTCTATTCCCAAATCCTTTTCCAAATACCGACAGTAACCATTGTATTGTTCATGGCTGGAGTAAGTACCCCTGATGTGGAGTTGCCAGATGTGGTCTTTGTCCGAATCCATCAAATCACGCAACAACTGAAAGGCGATGTCGAGCCGTTTAACGTCCCATATCCGCCTATCGCCTACTACATACGCAATTCTTCTTGTCGGGTCACCTACGGGCTTAGGGGGCCTTAGCGTCCACTTTGACAGGTCTATCCCCGGTTTGATTATCTTCAACGGACAATTCAGATTACAGCCTTGCTTGACGGTAACCAAAATGTGTTTCGCCATAAAGACGGCACCTGATACCTTTTCCCAATTTACTGCCGTTGCCTGCCCCGCAAAGACCTCGATATCTACACACTGGACAAAGGTTTTACCGGTCAGGGGTTTGTTGGTGGTTCCCTCTACCGCTACATTATCCGCTTGGTAAAAGAAGTTAAGGTCAGCCCCCTCCGCTTCTTCCCACCTTGGATTAAACCTGACTTGATGACCGAGGCTATTCCAGTGGTCAACAATCGGTCCACTGAACTTACGATTCCAACTGTCGAAAAATGCAATTCTCATTTTGTAGCAACTATATGGATGGATGTCGGTCTGGCTTCCGCTCTTTCTCCGACAATGTACATCTCTTTGGCAAATAACGGTTTAATCTTTTCAAACACTTCCCACGGTTCAACCGCATTGTTCGGACTTTTGTAATAGCCCAGACCGGGAAGTGACAATAAGGCAAAACCTTCAGGTTTAAGTATTCTGGCTATTTCCTTAAACATATCCGCCTTACGGTTCACAAATTCATATACCCCGATAAGGATAACAAAGTTCTGGGAGTTATCGGGTATCATTGGACACTCTTCAATACTACCGACAATATCAGGATTGAACCTCTCGGCTATATCCAAAGTCTTGTACTCACAAAGCAAACTGGGATTAAAGAAGAATGGTTTGTAGTCCCAGTTGGTTTCCGTACCCACAAATAGTACTGAGTCGCCTTCTTTCAGGCGGGAAGCCAGTCTGGGAATCAGGTCCACATTAATGAACCTTCTCCCCTCCGAGGTAATTCTGATATCACCGACTTTCATATTCCTTTACTAAAGCTAACATTTGGTCAAAGTACTTCATTTCGTGAGTTGCCCAACCGTGGAAGTGGACAGCGTGGTAGGTTGGTTTACTCTTGGCCGAGCTTTCAACAAACTCTTTAATTCCGACATCCACATTATCAATTCTTAAATTAAACAATTTAGCCGCTCTTTCCATATCGGAGGATACTTCATTGTAGGCCGGATACCAGACAGTCGGCAACTTCTTGAAGAATGCCCCCATCCAATACAGCGAAGCCGACACTTCTTTGACAATTTCATCATAATCCATCTTGGCATAGGACTTATGTTCCCAACAATGGAACTGGATATCCCAGTTAGGTGCGGTTCTCATATACTCAAGCAAATCGGCTTTGACCCCAAAATTAAATATCCTACCGAAAGTAGTTAGTTGAACTACTGCAGTTTCAGTCAAACCATTCTGGATGAACTTCTCATGGATATCAATATACTGCTGGGTTTCCAGCCTGAAATCCATATCATCGTGGCGGACTACCAAACTCTCCATACGCCTCCTAATTCAGCTTTGTAACCCCATTTGCCGTTTCCGTTTACTGTCAGTAATTCATATCCGGGGTGAGTAGCACAAAACATATCGTATGAGAACCCGTCATCAACCACCCAGTCAAAATCAAAGACGTGCGGACCAACCCAAGTGTGCTGAAACGACTTCTCGTAATCGTGCCGTAAATACAGTCCGCCCTCGGTAATAAAGCTGTCGGCTTCATTCAAAATACTTTCACCGATATATTCACGCAGGTTGCCATCGTTCAGTATCAGGTCAAACGGTTTGAACTTCTCGGTATTGTGAAAATAGTTGGTATTGGTGTTTTCATCAAACAGGTAAAAGTTCCTGTCCGCTACTTCCTCAAAAATCAAGTTCACATTCTTAACTTCATATTTCACTAACCAGTTTTTTACTTTGTCATACCAATCTTTGTTTTCTTCAACCGAAATAATTTCATCATCAGGCCACAGCATTCCGAAGATAACTGTAGATAGTCCAGAGCCATATTCAATAATCTTCAGCTTGTCCCGTTTCTTTACCTGTTTGAGTTCCCGAACGAAGTGGTCTAACCACTCAACCGCCATTGGTGACATCTGGCAGGTTTCCATACCAACCCTGAAAGGCAAATCAGTTCTCATTTCTTTATTCTGGCAATATATAACCCCGTTCTGACCTCGTTACAATAAAGACTATCAATAACTTCAACCTTCTCAATTTCCCCACGAGCTTCAATTTCATCAATAGCCCTGCCTATGGCATTGGAATAGAGGTAATAGTCGTGGAACATCACAATGCCGTCTTTTACCATAAACTGTTTGAACCAGCCAAAGTCGTTTGATACACCGTGGTAGGAATGAATACCGTCAATAAACATTAGGCTGATTGGCAAGTCCCACTTTTCAGCAACCTCTTCCGAAGTTTCCTGATGGTAGATGATTTTCTCTCCCAATCCAAATGCTTCCAGATTGCTAATAAAATTATGGTTTACTACGGGGTCAATCGTATGGACTTTCACTTTTGGACTACTTGCCCAACCAAAGATGAAAGCTGAACTTCCCGCACAAGTACCTATGTCCAGAATTATCCCGTCATCGGGAACTTTGGCAGCATACTTGTAAAAAGCCTCACGCTCTTCCTTGGTGTTCAAAGAGTATACCTTGCCAATTTTCTTTTCTACTTCTTCAAGCGTCATATTGGTTGCGGTTGTAATAAACAGCCATATAAGTAACCCCTGAACGGAAGCCGTAAAATCTGCCCCAATCCTCATCCAAGAACAAAGCATCTAAATGTTCAGGCGTAGGATAGACATTGTGGTGGGTAGAGTCACCCCGGACTTCCGGCTTACCATCAACCTCAATCAAGGTTTCTCCGATAGGCACAGACACAATAATGAACTTACGGATTAACTTTTTAAGTTTAGTTACAAACTTCGCCGGTTCATATAAGTGTTCAATAACTTCAAATGAGGTAGCGATGTCTGCCGGTTTAAGTTCGTGTTCTTCAAGGTTGGCTTCAATGAACTCGTTATTGTCCCGTTTGTGTTTCAGGTTACAGACATAGATGTTGGAATTTTCCATATCATACCCAGTCACATACTTGGCTACCTCGGAAAGTATTTCCGTTCCATAGCCAGTACCGCAACCACACTCAATTACCTCATCTTCGGGAGTAACATACCCCCTGCCCAGATGGTATCTAAACCTATGCAACAAGGTTCTGCCATCCATTATCTTTGAAGCGTCTGCCGGTATAGCGTTACCCATATTAGAGTTCTATTCCTGTTCCTTTAAGTATCTCATCCCTGTCATTTTTCGGCATCGGCCAAACTGGTTTATGCCCGTGGTCTTCTGGCTTCATATCTTTGGGATATCCCCATTCATCAGTATCTTCCTTGCCGAACAAGTGCCAACAACGGACATTGTTTGCCCAACCCATTAAGATACCGTGTTCCTTAAACTTCTCGGCTATCCACAGTTCTTCGTGTCCACGCCCAGGTCGTCTGTCCTGCCACGCACCCACACCCTTAACCCAAGCGGTCCGCATCAGTCTGGCATACCCCGGAACGTGGTGGTAGGGAATCAACTCGTCAGTAGTATTGAAGATGTGCATACTGTCGGCTACCAAAGTTTGTGGTCGTGGTGCTACCGACCCATATTGCTGGTTTTCATCCAACAACTGAACCAACTGCCCCAACCAGTCAACTGGTTCGTAATCATAAACCAGAATGTCATTGTCCATAGACACGAAGTATTCACTCTCAATAAACTGCATTCCCAAGTGTTTGGCGTGTTCCAGGCCGTAGTTTTTGTCCAACTTCACATAGATATCGGACTCGTGCAGGTACTTGGTTTGGAAGCGGGGGTCACTGCCGTTGTCTATTACGATTAAACGGTATGGAGTCTTGGTGTTTTTGCGGATAGCCATGATGGATAACTCGGTCATCCATTCACGACCCCAAGTGGTACAAACTATATCAATCTGTTTCATCTGTTCTTTGGGTCAAAGTTAGGTAACTTGCCAGGGTCCACTACATAATTGGGGTCATCTGGCCATCTGTGACCCCATCTGCTGTGGACAAAATAAGGGGCTGCGTTCAAATACTTGGACTTATGTTTTCTGGTTATTTTATAGAAGTAATAAAAATCCTCGCCCCAGGGATTTCCCAATGAGTCATAAGCTTGTTTCTGTTCATTCCAATAAAACGGTTTAAGTTCTGGAAACTCTTCTAAAGCGTGGGCTGCAAAATCCCAAAGTCCCTTCTCTGGGAAACCACCCATTTCTTCGTAAACACTACGGTGGTAGATGAAAGCCCCAGCCCCGATAGTTCCAGACCTGAATGGAGTATCACCCTGAATTTCCATATTTATAAACTGCCTGATACTGGTGTTGTAGTCATAATGGAAAATCAAATGGTTAAAGTTGAAGACCTTAAAATCTGGATGAAGTTTGATAGCCTCATCCATCGCCTGTAAATACCACGAAGCATATTCATCATCACCGTCCAACCAACAGAACCATTCACCCTTTGCTTCTTTGAACCCTGCATTTCTGGCATAAAGCCTACCCGCTTTTTCCGGCAACCTGATTATCCTGACATCGGGAATTTCTGCAGGGAACATTCCCCGCTCCACAGGCGGATTGCACATATCGTCAGCAACAATCCACTCAAAATCACGGAATGTTTGCGACTGCATTGAGCCGGCACACCGCAAAAACATCTCATACCTCGGCATCCTGACATTATCAGGACTGTCTTTGTCGTAGGTTATGGGTGTTATTACCGAAAACTTAGGCATTATTCTTTCCTGCTTTCCAGTAAATACTTGTTATTGAGTTCTTCAACTTTCTGGAAAAACGGCAGGTTTGACCATTTGGCAAATGCCTTAATGTCTTTCGGGAAACAATGACCGCCACCACCCCGACCACCCTTGTGGAACACCTTAAAGTGGTGTTTGCTCCCCCAAGGGTGGTACATCAACGCCTCCCTGATTTCCTTGTAGTTAGCTCCAGCTTTCTCACACGCATCGTATATCTGGTTGGCATAAACTATTTTGGAAATGAAGAAAGTGTTAAAAGCGTATTTCATCATCTCAGAGGTAACTGTGTCCACCACAATGGTTTTCTTGCTTTTAACGGGCTTCCAGAGGTCCACAAGGGCATTCCTGCTAGGAATGTCGTCCGCCCCAAGAATTGTTAATCTGGGGTTGGTGGCATCTCTTTCCCAAGTGTCTTCCGACATTAGTTCGGGATTGGAACAGACCATTACATCAAATTCCTTAGCCAATGCTCTGCAAGTACCGGGGATAACGGTTGACCTGACTACAAAGATATTCCGTCCGCCATACTCTTTAATTTGCCTAATGTAGTCACGAGCCAAATTCACTCCACTTTCCTGACCGCCCTTTTCATCGGTGGGGGTAGGCAAACAGAGGAATATAAACAACTTCTTACTTGCCTGTTCCAAAGTGATATTGCTTTCCTTTAAGTCAAAGTAGTGGGTAATGTTCAAAGACATTCGGGTTGCCCTGCCGACAAAGCCCATTCCGCCAATTACTACGCAATCTTCTCCGCTCATTGGTTTATCACCGTCCCTTCCTCAACTATATCAAAGTGTATCAAAGGCTCTAACTCACGCTCAAAAACATTGTCCAGATTCCGTTCTTTCCTCAAGAATGTTTTCAGCTTGAGAGAGCGGTCATTTTCTAAATCATAGTTCATTATCTTAGCCAGATTGAGGTAGAAATCAGGTTCGTTGTTCGGTTCAGATTTTGTATCACCATCCAGTCCGGTCAGAATATTTATGTTACTGGAGAATTTTGAATAGTCACCACAGTGCGGGGCTGTACCGAATATCTCCCTGAAAGGCGGGAAGTCGGCATTCAAAACCATACTCACGCCTGACAACCCCGCCTCTTGGGTTATCAAACTATAACTTTCTGATACAGACGGCATCACAAACACATTTGAGAGGTGGAAGAAATCAGCTATAACTTCATAAGGTACTTCCACTTCCCAGTCCGACTTCTGTTCAGATAACCAGATAACTTCTCCCTCTCCCAACCCCCACTTCTTTGCCGTTTCCTTAAGCTCCTGACGGTAGGTTACCTTGTCACCACCGTTGCTATGGAAGTCACCGATAATCATTCGGACGCTTTTACCCAACCGCTTAAAGGCTGCGATGGTTTTTATGTAGCGTTCCACCTGCTTACCCCTGTCAAGCCTGATAGCATAAGTGCCGATAACATCGGCTTCAAGCATTTTGTACTTCTTCACAATGTCCCAAGTAGTATCTTCCAGTTTGTAGAACATCTTTATGTCTGTAGGGTGGTGGACTATCTTGACATCTGAATCCTCAACATTAAAGTTCTTGGCTATACGGTGGATTGAGTAGTGATTAAAGAAGATATAGAAGCTGTTGGGAAATTTCTCACGGATAATGTTGGCGTACTCGTCTACAAACAAAGGTCGTAATTCCTGTAAGGTATATGGAGAAGTAGCTGAATGTATCCAGTGTAGCCACCTAAGTTCTGGCCGTCTTTTGGCTATTCGTTTTGAAGCCACCAGATGTTTAACTGCTGCTGGTTGATAGACAATGTCGTGGGTTAAAACCACATCTATCCCCTCAAGTGCTTTAGTCATTTCCCTTTCTAGTGCTGTGACATCTTGGTCAAAAGTGGCATCCATCTTAACTTCGTTAAACACGGGAACATCTGGAATGTGGCGTATCTCTACATTTGGGTCAGTGTAGTCTTTGACTGGTTGGAAGTGCTGGCCAACAATAACGACAGGTTTATATCCGTGGTCAACAAGCATCCTGATTTGATTCATTACAACTCTGTTCAGGGAATATGCCTCGCTAAACGAACCAAAGGTAGTTAAAATCGCAACCCGCTTCATACAAAGAAAAACATTTTAACGCTGTAAAAAATCCCCCAGACAAAAGCTACTGACGCAATCGCTATTATCCACAACGCCAACCTCTCATAAAACGCCGTATCAGCATCCAACATCCCATCATCAATGTAATCAGACAATTTTTTTGTCATAAAGGTATCGTTTTAGTTACCTAAAGAGCACAGCTCTTATTTTTATACTAATCGTAGTCTACCGATAAGTCAAGACCCCCGATGTTGGACTTGACGAACAAACCAGTAGAGAACTTTTTACCTCGTGGGAAAGGACAATGAACCGTAGTGCTGGCAGCAATCCTGACCTCAAAAACCTTGGTATCGGTAGCAGCATCACCATCGTGGAAAGTTACTACACCAGTAGCACCAGCATCACTGACTACAGTTATGTCCCAAACGACACACGGTCTTGCGGTCACCGCTTCACCGGCAGTCACTTCTACATCTTCAATGTAGGTTGAATTTTGAGTGATTAAACCATTCATTCTAAGTCCTCCACTTCTATACCCTTACCGTAAAATTCCGGTCCTTCGGTTTCAGCATCACTGAAAGTTCCGGTTGCGGTACCGGCTTTGGTCACCCGCATATCTTGGTCTGACATCGCCTGTGGACCGACAAATGACGGAGTTTTAACCGACCTTGGCTTGGCAACCTGGTCAGATTTGGACAATTTAACTTCAAAATCAAAAGCCATAGGAACAATTTCCTTTAAGTGATTGACTACCGCTTCTTCCACCAAGACCGTAGCCCCTTTCGGGAAAGTGTAGGTCAAACCCTCAAAGGATATTTCCAAGTCCTTTGCTTCAATGTTTTTAATGGCTATCATAGTAAGGTTGTGCTGGTAGATGACGAACTTGAACTCGAACTGGTTGAGCTGGTTGAAGTTGAGGAACTTGACGATGAAGTAGAAGAAGTCGAAGTACTGGTTGAGGTTGAAGTGGAAGTAGAGGTAGAGGTGCTGGTAAAGGCAGCATACTTCCAAGCCGAGTTCACATAAACATACAAACGACCAGTCGTGGTATCAAAATAAACCCGACCTTCGTACAGCTCATCTCCCGTTGGTGCGGAGGTTTGAACATCAACTTGCGTTGATTGGGAGCGTAATTCGGTAAAATTTGAACTCATATTAGACCTGTAAACTTACATATAACCAACCACTGGCGTTTCTAATCCCAATAGCTTCCCTATCTGTCGTGTTGTCAATATAAACATCTCCAGAGGTTGGCGTTGGGTCGGTGGGAGCCGAAGCCTGAATCCGCAACTTTTTGGTTTGTCCTGTGTGGATTTCAAGATGGGTTGGATTTTCTGCCATAGTTTTATTTTATACTAAGTAGTCGATGTTGACGAACTGGATGTAGATGATGTAGAAGTCGAACTTGAGGAACTGGAACTGGATGTACTGGAAGTTGAAGTCGAAGAACTTGAACTTGATGTGCTGGAAGTAGAAGTCGAAGAACTGGAACTTGAAGTACTGGATGTGGAAGTTGAGCTGGACGAACTGGAAGTGCTTGATGTGGAAGTCGAAGAACTGGATGAAGAACTGGATGTGCTGGAAGTTGAAGTTGAGGTTGAAGTAGCGATTACGGTTCCCCAAAACATTGTACCGTCATAGATACGCAAAATTCCGTTTGTCTGGTCAAAGTACCAATCCCCCGCTATTGGGGTTGGTTCAGTCGGTTCGATTTGTCGGACACGAACCAGATGGACTGCTCCACCTACATCTCCTGTGAAATTTGTTAAACCCATATTTCTATAATAAGTTTATGTCTATTTTGTAGACGTGTCAAATAACTTTATTTTTAAGTTTGGTGGGCTCTCTTGTCCGCTTGCTCCTAATGTCAATACCTTTCGGCTTGGGCTTTCAGAACGAGCTTCTGTTTCTAGGCTACCACCGTCGCCCCTTGGTCTTCAGTGACAGTTACTACACTATGAAGTGTAGCTGGTACCATCACCCTTAGAACCCCAAACACCACGCCAGTCGCTCCAGCCACGGGAAGCTCGCATTCTTACTTTGAAGAGTGCCATTCCTGTGTCAAAAGAGCTATCTTGCTTGAACTCTGGACGAACTCTCCAGAACCAGTTGAGCTGGTGCAGCGATGAGTCAATCAGGTACCAAGCTGTCGTTGAAGACAACCAGTCCCAAGAGACAACGTCAACAATTCCTTTGTAGTAATTGTAGTCGTTATCGGCTGTTCCAGACCTCAATGTGGACTGAGTGAGTATTTGAGCGGTTTTCTCTAATGCCGGAGGAACAATTATCTTGGTCGCTTTCACGCCAATTTTCATTCCTTTGTCATCGAGTTGACCTCTCATAGCCAACAGAGCGGTATTCAAATTCGTTTCCGTTAGGGTAATCCCTGAACCAGAAGCGTTGGATTGTGCAGTTCCACCATCAGCTCTCGGATGAGAAACTGAACAGAGGTACTTCGCATCCCCACCTGTTCCAGAGGAAAAGGCGTTGTTGAATACTTGAGCTGCCAGATACTCGGCAGTCCTTCTTGCAGACCTGGCTAGTGCTTTAGGTTTCTTATTGATGATGTTATACCTGTCATCTTCCACCAACTCTTCGGAGACTTTGAAGCCCTTTGTGTACTTCAGATGAACGTACGAAACGTCATACATCTGTACAGGGTCTTCATAAGAAATAGCTCCACCCTCAGAAGTCTGAGTTAACAGACTAAATCCGGTTACGCCACTATCTCTCTCAACATCAACCGAGGAGCTGTTAACGTGGAAGATAGAACTGAAAACTTCTGGAATGTCCTTGAACTCGTCATCGAAAATCTTCCGAAGTCCGGGTTCTAAAAGGTCACCAAAGTTTGCTCTATATGATGCCATATTAAGTTACTCCTTTATGCTGTTGGGTCATTAAGCAACTGGCTTCTACCGATACGGAATAGTCCATAGGTAGTATTCGTTGAACCCTCTTCCGTTGTTGCCGGAAATTCCATCAACTGGAATTGCTGTGTACCAGCACTATAAGAAGCGCCCGTACCAGTGACTCCGTCAATGTAGGTGTCATCGTTTACTTTCCCGTTGTACCACAGTCCGACATAGGCTTGGGTGATTGTAGAATCGGAATAAGCACCAAAAAGTGCCATATCATCGATTACCACAACGCCTTTCACCTGGTCTACGGTAGTATTGTCTGCAGCCGCCGTATATTCAACATCACCATTCTTCGTCCCTGAAAGAGACTCTTTGGTCTTGAAAATGTTTTCGCCGTTTTTAGTGACGAATCCAACCAAGATACCGAGAATAGCTTTGTCGATAGCAGCACCAGCCAAATATCCGCTTGAAAGCAGAACACCATCGCCAATCACGAGATTGGCACTGTTAGCCAGTATTACTTCGAGAGTTGCCGGCGTTTCGACTCCAGGGGTTAAGTGCTTTTTATACACAAAACCATACTTTGAGTTCATCGCCATAAGTTTACTCCTTTAGCATAGCCCTAAATTACTTTGCCAGCTTTTTTTTACCTTCGAGGTATTGCTCTCTGGTAAGTCCCATCTTTTCCGCTACTGAAGCTTCATCAGGAGTCAAGACCGTTTCTGTCTTACCACTTTTAGATGGTAAGCTGGAAAAACTTGCCCTATCTTCGTCTTCAGTCTCGGATGAGACTGCTGACTTGGACTTATATTTAGTCAAAATATAAGCGTTCTCCAGAGTTTTCCCCAGTCTGCGTAAGTCAACGCCTCCGAGGTTTGTGCCTGTGAGCTCGTATATAGCGTCGCCGATTTTCCGGCGTAATTCACGTCGCTCTTCAGGTTCTAGTCTATCGATGCCGTGTGTTTCCTCAAACTTGGCTAGTACCAAGTCCGAAGCTACACTTCGCACTTCACTCTGGTCACTTTTAGCTGATATCGCTGGCTTATTGTCTTCTGTAGGTTTGCTCTCCGAGCTAACTTTGTTAAGCTTTTTTTCTAGTGCTTTGAAAAGTTCCGGGTCATTCTGTATCTCCTGCATAATGGGGTACATGACATCCATGACCTCACGTGCACGGGATATTTCCTGTCCCTGCTCGCCGAGCTTTTCCTCCAATGAGATATAAGCTTTGGCTACTTCAGTTGGGTCTTTGAACTTACCTTTGGTAATTTCGGCCCAAGCTTTGTCTTGCTCCGCTGTTTCTGACTTATCCTCCTGTTTTGGAGCTGGAGGGGTCTGTTTAACGTCTTCGTCTGCCATATTATCTTTTGGGTTCACCTCCTTTCGGGGTGAAGTATCCTTTAGGTACTTGGACTACTTCTACACTAAGTATATCAAACTATGCAAGAAGATAACAACTATTTGTGTTTTCTCCTCGTTACAGGGTTCCTTTTATGTCTGGCGTTCCAAATTCTTGCTGCCTTGGTTTTGGCGGCCCGCATAGACATTCCGTCTTTGCGGAATTTGTTACGCATTTTTTCGTAACCAGCTGGCGTATGAATCACCCCCTCAATAATTGCCACTCCATTTTTTCCACCCCGGAGTGTCTTTTACAAAAGAATCCCAAGAATCATACTTTAACCCCGCTCCGCCCTGTGCCGCAGACCTTTGCTTCCAGGTCGATGGGTCACCGGCGAATCCCGCCAACATTATCAGTTTCAACATTTCCGCCGGGTCAGCCCGTCTTTCATAAGCATCCTTGTATCTAGTGTCTGTCTTACCATTACTTCTCTGATACTGTCCAGACAACAACTTAGCCGCCGCAGTAGCCGCTGCTTCCATTGAACCAAAATCTAAAGCCGCCTGTGGGTTACTATCGTAAGCCCTGATGTTATATATATTATTTTCGCCAATCTTTCCCCCTTCCGCATCAGCTATTCCATAGGCCACCTCCCTTGGTATTTCGTACTGGTCAAAAGTTGGCATTGTCCTACCCTCAAAATGGCTCGGTACTGGAGTTGGTCTTGGCGTCGGTGTCGGCGTTGGAGAAGGCGAGGGTGTCGGCGTAGGGGTTGACTCCCCAGAACCACCGCCCGAAAGTATAGAAGAAAAGAAATCAATTAACTCATCTAACCAGTTCATTCTTCATCACCTTCCCCCTTCGCCGCCCATTCAAAAGTGTTCTTAATCTTCCGCATTTGGAATATCCGCCCCTCAAGATGAGCCTTCTTCCGTGACAAGTCGGGGTCGGATGAGTTTATCTTGAAAGCCATAACCACGATATTCTTCTCTTCTATTTCCAAAAGCCGCAGGAACGCCTTAAACTCCGGTCTGGTAGATAGAGTAGCCAGAGCTTCCTTGTAAGCCGAGGAGTATTTCATTTTTTCGCTTTTGTTTTTCATACCTTACGCCCTACCTGAACCCCTGAATTAGACCCTGCCATCCCAGACGGCACCTGACCACCACCCTCAATCCTTGAGGGAACCACATTCCCCATCTGCGGAGCCATTGGGTTGGGGGCCATCCCCTCAGCTGTCTGCGGAAGCTGTGCCCCCTGCGGTAAATTCATCCCGCCGACATTACCGGTTGGCATAGCTTGACCCTTTCTGGCCATCTGTGCCGCAATTTCACCCATTATGTGGTTACTGAAGTTCTGTAATACGCTGTCGTCGTTCACCGGAGTTCCTTTTCTGAATTTATCGGTGTTAATGAAGTCAATGTGTATCTGGGTATGGACTACGGAAGCATAAGGCGTGGGGGGAAGAGCGTTGCCGTTCATCATTTCCTCGTTTTCCACCGAAGCCAAGTCAACCATTTGGGCTATCTGCGGGCCTTCGGGCTCCTGCTCGCCCTCTTTCTTAACCTTGAAGTCATCCGGTGACAACTCACGGCTCTTCAGCAAGTATTCCGCCAGTTTCCACTGGTCAACCGCCGGATTTTTGATAAGCCTGTCATACATTTCATCGGCTTTCTGCTGTTCCAGGGGTTTGCTGATGGGAATTTGGCTGGAAGCCTTATACCGAATGTCGTAACTACCGAATGCCGGCATAAAGAAGCGGGGATTTGCCTCAAAGAAAGTGTATCCCTTGGTCGGCTTGACCGTTGGCTGTCGGGTCGCCTGGTCGATTGAAACGGCTTCATCCTGCAAACGGATGTTCCGATAGCTTTTCCGGTAGTTCTTGCCTTCTGAGAGGACTAGGCGGCCCTCAGCTTTAGCTTTATTGACCATATCCTCCCCCGTTATCTCCTGTAATTTCGGTTGGGAGTAGAACTGCATAATGTTTGACACCCTGATTCTGCCGATGTCTACCAAAGTGTCATTTTTAATATGCCACATCTTCAAATTGAGCCGTTTCAGAGTAGCTTCTTTAAGAATTGCCGCCTCGGTAGCCGTTCCAGCTTGCTGAACTGACTGCTGTGACTCATCCATACCGGTTACTCTGACCTTGTCGGAGTTCAGCATTTCCAAAGATTTGAATACTGACTGGGGAATATCGCTATATTCAGGGAATTTAATCTGAGTCACATCGCCCACGGGGATAATTTTGTGGGGTGCCGCCATCGCATCTTCGTCTTCAAGGGTCAAGACATCAGAAGTCAGAATCGGTTTATCAATATCAAGGTGATTGCGGTCAATAATCATCCGTCTTAATGTGTTTACTTCCTCCTGTAAGCTTTCCAACAACTCACTTTCACCCTTACCGTAGAACCTGAACGGCCTGTAAATGTCCAAGGCCCGCACAAACGGGAGTTGTTTGTGCTTGTATGGGTTGGCTTCGTTTCTGACCACCACATCATTGGCCACCACCACGAACTTATCTTCCGCCTTACTGAAGTACCACAGCACTTCCACCTCTCTGGAGTGGTCTAACTTCTCAGGCGGTTTGTAAAACTCATAAAAGTTGGTATCTCCACCCGGTTTAACCAATTCAGCCTGACCATTCGGGTCCCAAATCTTGCCCTTGAAGAAAGTTCGGAAGTCATCATAGTCCATAATGTTTCTCCAAATACAGTCTTTGAGTTGTTTGGGGCCGGTAAACGACTGCCCCCGTTCGTCAGCATAGAAGTCTTCCAGCTTAATCGGTTGCAGGTAGCAGTCATCAAACTCCAGAACTTCCTTGCCCTTGCCGTCTTTGGTCTGGATTACCCTTGGTTCACGCCAGAAGAACTCCATCCCAATACCGGTTCCATAAATCAAAGCATCTTTGATTATCTGGAACAGAGCCACATTACTTTTTGATACATCCCAAGTGTAGCGGAGAATGGCATTCATCACTTCAGCCTTGGGTTCATCTTCCGCCCCTCTGGCTACCACCCACGGCATCATATCCTGATTGATGATTTCCGCCAGTTGGGCCTCAATTATTGAGGTGGTCATCGGGATGTAAATGTTTGACTTCCAGTCATCGGCGTTTTTTGGCTCACGGTAGGCTTCCCATTGTTTGGCACATTTGTCCCACTGGGCTTCAAACGGTTGTCTGGTATCGGCCATATCCCGCTTGCGGTCATAGACGTGTTGCAGAACATCGTGTTCCGCATCGGAAGGTTTATACAGCTTCCTGATGTTTGGTTCCTTTTTGTTAATGGTTGGTGTCGGCATATCTTAATACAGGTAACGGCTATGTCTGTCTTCGGGTTCACGAAACTTTGGTTTCTGCCCCCGTGAGGAAAAACAGATTTGAGGTCCGTAGGCTAAAGCATCAATAATGTCATCGTGCTTGCCTCTGGGGAAACGCATCAATTCATCTTCCAGCTGTTCCCTGAACGGACACTGCTGGAGATGGTAGATACTGCCGTTGGCATATCTGGGGATTAACCCCTCAATGCGTTCCTCCTTTGACCTGTCTGCCTTTAATTCTACAACAGGTAGGAAGACGTTTCTACGACGCATCTCATCAACAATCGCATATTGCAAGCTTTTCTGGTAAGCCACCAACTCAATTCCAATCTTGCGGGGGTGGTAGGCATCCCAGTTGTGGAACATCATATTGATAATTTCATTGGGAAGCAGATTGCCCCAAATGATATTTACCACGAACCAGTTGTTCCACTGGTCTACCCCCACGGTAACCATCGCAGTTTTATCCGAACTCTTTAATTGACCAATGGCAGGGTCTATCATCGTAAAGTAGTTTATTTCCCTTGCCCGTATCTCATCTTCCAGAACCCGTTTTATCCAGTCTATCTTAAACTTGGCACTCTCCTGCGGCACCGGGTCATTCATGTACTGAGCTGAAAATTCGTAGGGCCCCTTCTGTTCCTTTAAGCCCATCAGTATTTCCCGTGTGAATTTCTCCGGGTAAAGCAGAGTCAGGCTTTCGTTGGTTTCCAAATTGCCGTGGTACGCCTGCCTGACCATCACATCAAAGCTTTTGTACACCTGTTCGGGAGCGGCCTTGTCCATAATCCAGCCATACATATCGGAGTCGGCCCATCTCGTTCCAATCACGATTAGCACGCCATTGGGTTCAAGTAAGTCCAGAGCGTCTTTGTAAAAGAGGATGGTTTTCTGGATTTGCTCTGCCGTGTTCACATAGTCCCGATTGACCAAATCGTCCATAATGATGACATCGTAATGCTGAGATACCAGGTTGCCCCCCATACCGAAAGCCGTAACCGTGGCTTCCTTCCGCCCGTAACTCTTTTTCTTGCCGATGGATATCATGTTTTCCGACCATTTGTCCGGGCTGGTGGAATAGTCCCCGTACATCTCTCTGAATTTTTCGTTTTCTTTCAAGTGTTTCTTAATCTGGCCCAAGAATGAAGTAGCCATATCGTAGGTAGCATTGGCAATCAGGATTCTGACCGTGGGGTCTTGAGCTATCCGTAGCAAACTATATCCAACTGTAACAAGCGTCGATTTCAGATGACCTCTGGGAACCAGTATCAGTTTTTTCTTGGTGTCTTCTTTCATCACGAACTCACACAGTTCACGGTGGAAGCCGTTTAAGGGTACGGTGTTCTTGCCGTCCTCTACCTGAAGCACTTGTTTATTAAACTCAAACAAGTCTTTGGTCAGTTTTCTGGCCGTTAATTCTTTTTTAACCGCTTCCAGTTCAATAATTTTCTGGACAAGTTCTTCCCGGTTCGATTTTTGTGGTTCGTCTGGGTTCATTTAACAATAATACCGCCTTTGGTTTTCAACGGCGGCAGGTTATCAATTAAGTTGTCAGCCCGTACTAAAAACATCTTCACCGCATTGAAGTCGTAGTACCCGTCCCCCGTACTTTTGAAGGCACTACGGAAAAAACGGTGTTTGTCGGTTTCAATTTCCATCACCACCCCGACTTCGGTGGGAGCGACTTTGGTTTGCCAGTTTAAGGGGAAGCTCAGGTTGGCCAGACCTTTCTGAAGCATCTGAGCCAGGAAAATGTTGTAGGCGTACTTGTTCCGGCGATTGTTGTTGAGCTGTTCTATTTGCCTGGCTTCCTTTTCGGCTTGGTCTTTCTCCTGTTGTTTGAATATCTTCTTGGCATCTTCCACGCCTTTCTTCCCCTCGGCACCGACAGCCTCAAGTTCTTCAAACTCCTTATCCAGTTTCTTCCGCAAGCTCATAGACTTATTATAGCAAAAGTGGTTTACTTTAGTTGGTCAGAGCAGGAACCATCTCTGCCGACTTGTTGGCACGAGCCCTGCTCTGTACCACTTTGATATAGAAGTTTCCAGTTGAAATGTTTTTATTCGGGTTTATACTCCAAATATGGACAGGGAAAAGTACGCCACAAAAATCAGAAACAAAAACCGCCACGCCTTCCTCCTGACCTTCTTTTCCCGAGAACCGAAATACCAGACCATAGAAATGAACGGATTTCATTTGGCTAAATTCTTCAACGCCGGTAAAGACGAGTGGGAGGTTGCTATCTACACCCAAGAAGCTTGGGAAAGAAGCCAAGCATACCTTCAGTCAAAGCAGACATCGTTCTTAGGTAAACCAGACCCTAACGGGCCCACTGACCTCTGAGGCATACGGTAAAAGCCTCAATAAATAAACCCGGAGTGTGGGATAAAAACGGCTATCGGATACCTCTGCCGAAGTATCAGCCGAGAATAAAAAATGATGGAGGGCTACCCCAAGCATTATGGGTACTCCACTTCTCCAGCTCCGGCGGAGTTTGTGACAGGTAATGAACTTAGTTTGACGGAACCAACCGACAAATCAAACGAAACTACTGTACCAGTATTTACAAGCTTTCGTTTCCTTTTTAAAGTGTCAGTTAGGAAGATAGCATGACTACAGAAGAAGCCAAACAAGTTATTAAAGAAGCATTAACTAAAGGACCAGCTTCCGCTATTAAACCAGCTATTCTGCAGTGGAGGAAATGTAAACAAGCTGAAGAGGAAGCTGAAGATGCTATATATACTATAGCAGTAGATATATTTAGTACAGGACAAGCAGAAATGAAAATATAGCCGAAAAAATTATATTGTGAATTTTTAGGGGCGGGGGTTTGAAGAGGGAGAAATGTTTGGATTTTATGGCGGAAGAAAAATGTTCGGAAAGTATATCGGAGGAAAAATGTTTGGATTTTATAGCGCGGATTTGGGGGAGGGAATAACCATTTTTCCAGACTTTCAATCGGGTGTATGCCCGCCTCGATTCTACCATTTATAGCCATTTTCTCCGCTTCCGCCTCCGCACCCGCACCCGCTCCGGCCTCTTCCTCTGCATTTTATTCAATGGTGGTGCTACTGCTGTAGTTGTGCCACTGCCGTGGTGAGTTCCTGTATCTTCTGGTTGAGCTGGTCATCGTCCAGGTTTTTCAGTTCATTGATATAGATGTTATTTTGGGTGAGGTTGTCCGGTGTATCACGCTTCAGGAGGCCGTGTAGTTCGCTTGCAAGCCTTAATCCACTGATTGCGTCGCTGTTGGTTGCTTTAACAGATAGACCGCTCCCGATTGCCGTTGTGAGGCTGGATGCTATACCATTCAAAGTCAATCCGGCCTCATCCAACGCCTTGCCAATCAATTCATTCTTTACCAGCCGACTACCCATACTGGCCGCTATTTTCTCGTTCTTTACATCATACCCCGCCAATATCACGGCATCGGCTTGGCTGTTACCCTTTGCCATAGCTTTAACAAATCTCTTCTGCTTGATAGTCAATCGTTTTCCCATACTACCCCCTTGACATTACTTTACAGTTGTGCTTATAATCATTCTGATGCTACACTCTGACACTTCCTTTAATCCTTTCAGCTCCCGGCGTGGTGCTACCCGCCGGTTGCATTATAGGGGGAGGCT